CACTTTCTTGCGAGCCGATTCTTTTGATTTTATATCTATGACTTCTGTAGTGCTTGATTTAGTGTCGCTAGTTGAAGAAGGCGGTTTTCAGAAAGAATCGCTGGACACTATATTGGCAGCCGGAGTTTCCGCCGTTCTACCGAGTTGTTTAGTTAACGTCTTGAAACAAATGAGTTTGATTACGAGTAAAAAGATCTTGGACGACTCCGCGATGTTGTTAGATTTTTTGAGTTTGTTAAGTTCTTTAGTTAGTAGAATAATGGATTATGTCCCTGATAAGTTAAAGCCTTTCCTTTCTACCATATTGAGTTCCTTTGGTATTTCTGAGTTTATTTGCCTCCAAAAAGCCAAACAGCTTTTGAGTTCCCATAAGAGAGACAAGAAGGCAATCTTGTCTAGTACGTTTCGTACAGAAGTTAAAACCTTATTTGATCAGACGAATGCTATTGATGTTAGACGTTTTTTTTCCAAAAACAAGCAGTTAAATGACGTGTATTCTGACTTTACCAGATTGCACAAAGGAGTTATATCGTATGAGCAGGCAGCCCGAGTTGAGCCAAGTTGTTTTGTCTTTGAAGGCCCCCCCGGTTGTAGAAAGTCTGTTACCATCAACAAGATTATTTCAGTTTTGGGTTTAACTCATTATGCCCACACTGTTAAGAGTTCGGAGGATGGTAAAGACTGGTACGACTCATACGATAACGAAGAAATTTTTTATATGGATGATGTCGGTCAGATGGGGAAGTCTCAGTGGCGCAATTTAATAAATTGGGTTTCAGCAGTTAAATTACCTCTTGATTGCGCAGAGGCATCCCTAAAAGACACTAAATATTTCAATAGTGAGACGATTTTACTGACAACTAACAACTTTATGAATCTAGGAGGTTTTACTTCCAAAGATTGCATAGAGACGCCGGAGGCCCTGTGGAGGCGTGGTTTGGTGTTTGATATGAAGGATGTTACCAGCGAAGGAGATGTTATGAGAGGAGTTGTTGTTTTCACACATTTTGATATCGCTAGGCACACCTTTGTGCAAGGATTTCCACAAGAGTTTTTACAATTTTGTGCCGAGGAAGAAGTTGTAATCAGTCATTGCTGTCGAGTTGAAGATGAAAAAGCTTTTTTACTTTGGGCAACCACTATTATAATGGGTTTTAAGAAGATGCGACAGGGCCAAAAGGCGCGAAACACGCTGAGCGCTGAGTTAGTTAAAGAGTTGCGCAACAACAACCCCTTCGTAGATAATTACTTCGACGCCGAAGTACGAGTTATAGATTTTTCCGACATCTCGGGATCCCTAGATGATGAAGAGTTGAGTTGGGGTGAGATGTTCACTTCATACCTAGACTATTGTTTGGAAGTAGTAAAGGATTTGTTATCGAGTTTAATTTCCTTGATTTGGGAGAGACCTTGGGAAGCAGCCGCTGCCCTAGCCCTTACAACAGCAGTTATTAGTTTATTATACAAAGTTCGAAATTTTAGAAGTGAAGGTTCTTTAGTTAGTATGGTGGACGCCGGTGCGCGAACTGAGTTAGTTGATAAATTCGAAACCTTAGATATAAGTAGAGTTCATACCTTGGTTAATAAGGTATCGAGAAGTGTATTTGAGGCAACGGTTTATTATAAAGAGAATGGAGTCCAAAAGTCTGTAGATTTCCACACCCTGTTATCAGAGCGTTCTTTAGTTGTGCCCTACCATGCCATTTTGGGTAGGGATTTCCAAATTTCTGTTTTTAAAAGCAGGAAGCATAATCACTTAATTGTCGATCATGCAATTGTTGAAATAGTGTATTCGAGTAAAGAGAATGATGTAGCAATTTTGCGTTTGAATAAAGGTTTCCCAACCCCGTTTCCGAAGTTAGCACATTGTTTTGCCCACAATGTAGATAGAGCGATAGGGTTGGTTTTTCCTGGGAAGGTAATAAAATTAGATGGTATTTTAGTGAAAGAACCAGGAGAGTTAGTTGTTTACCCAATGTCGGAGAAGTTACATAATACTTTGAAAGACCCTGTTATATATAGCGAGTTGCATTTCCCGGGGATGTGTGGTGTACCCTTAATTGGAGAAACGGGTCACATCAAAGGGATGCATATAGCAGGTCATGATAAGAAGGGTTTAGGAGTTTCAGTAGTTTGGAGTAAAAAATGTCTCTCCGACATTTTAGGTGTTCTAGATGAGTTGGATAGCGGGTTGAAACTGACTAGTGTAGTTAGCGATAGGGTTTTTGACAATTGCAGTGGCATTAAAATAGAGACTGATTTGGCAGCTTCCACCCCCCCCAATTCGAATTTTGTCCCCTCGCCTTTATTTAATTTATTTGAGACCACCAGGCAGCCCGCCAATTTACGAGTTTATGGTCCTCACACTGTTAAGGATATAGGGAAAGCTGCTCGCACCCCAATAACCTTTGCAGACCCAGAGGCATTGGCTTTTGCTGAAGATGCGTTAGATATGTATTTTGTAGATTACACAGATTTGAGTGAGGAGCAAGTAGTTAAGGGTGATGAGACTCTGGCGAGGATGAACAAAAAGTCCTCCAATGGTTTCTTTCCCCTAAAGACGAAAGACGAGTGTTTTGACTACGAAAAGGGTTGTTTTAAAGACGAGTTTAGAGTTTTGTACGGTGAGTTTTTAAGTAGAGTTAAAAAAGGTGATATAGAACCGAGGGATATTGCGTGGTTCGAAACTCTCAAAGACGAGTTAAGAAATGTTGAGAAGGTGGAACCTCGCAGTTTTAGAGTTAGTCCTGTGACAGTGCAAGTGTTAACCAAAACCTGTTTTGGCAATTTGGTTAAGCACCTGTATAAAGAGAGGTGGTTCAATGAGATTATGATTGGTATCAATCCCGCAAAGGATTGGGAAAAATTATATGCCTCACTGGACACCTCTCATACGTTTGCTGGCGACATTAAGAAATATGATAAGAGCATGTTGTGTCAAGTGCAACACGTCGTAGTTAGAGCTATGTTGAAGAGATACAAAGGCGCTTATCGAGAAGAAGCTGAGAAAATATTGTATAACTTAATTCATTCCTTGGTTGTGTTAAACGATGATTCTTGGATTCTTACCCACTCCCTTCCCTCGGGGAGCTGGCTCACAGCGGTGTTTAATAGTCTGATTAATAGAGTTTATACTCTTATGTGGTATTACATAGAGTTAAAGAAAATCGGTAAGAAGCCGAATAAACTAGAGTTCCATGCAGATGTAGTTGACTACGTGTACGGAGATGATAGGGTTAATTGTTGCAAGAATAAGTTATTATCATCTTCTTTAAACGCCATAACAATGACAGCATTTTTTGAGAGCATCGGTATGGAGATGACCGATTCAACGAAACATAAAATTAATCTCCCCTTCCAACCGTTATCGGATATCACCTTTTTGAAAAGGTCTTTCGAGTTTCATCCGATACTTGGGAAAATATCTTGCCCGCTTGATTTAAGAACTATTTTTAGTTCGCTGTCTTGGATAGATAAGAGTAAGGAAGATTTAGAGTTAGTGATGCAAGATAAGATTAACGCCTTTCAGCGCGAAATCTTCCTTCATTACGATATTTTCGCTACATGTTTAGCGAAATTAGAGAGTTACTGTGGATCAGTAAATATTCCCTGTAAAATATTACCAGTTAGGTATTTAATAGAGTTGTATGAGTCCGGTGACTATTTGGAC